ATAAGGAATCATCATGCCAAGAAAGAAGAAAGAACCTATCAAGCCACACGTCTTCATAGCCACACCCATGTATGGCGGGATGTGCACAGGCTTCTACACCCAGTCCATGCTGCAGGTGCCAACCATCGCACGCAACGCAGGCATTGAGGTCAGCTTCTCTTTCATGTTCAACGAGAGCCTCATCCAGCGAGCCAGGAATGCACTCGTGCACGCCTTCTCCAAGCGGCCTGAGTGCACTCACCTGATGTTCATAGACGCTGACATCAAGTTCAATCCTGCCGACATCGTGTCTTTGGTCATGACAGACAAGGACATCATCTGCGGCATCTATCCCAAGAAGGAAATCAACTGGGGACTGGTGCACGCATCTGCCAACGAAGGTGTGCCTGCCAACGAACTGGCACGCTATACAGGCTCTATGGTGGTGAACCTGCTGGACTACCAGGGCCAGGTGGTGGTGCCTGTGGACAAGCCTCTGCGTGTGATGAACGGTGGCACAGGCTTCATGCTCATCAAACGCGAGGTGTTCGAGAAGCTCAGCAAGAAGGTCAAGACCTACCGCAATGACGTGGGTGACCTAGGAGGCACCGTCAAGCCTCAAGACCTGATCTACGAATTCTTCCCAGTCATGATTGAGAAGGAAAGCAACCGTCTTCTGTCAGAAGACTATGCCTTCTGCAAGATCGCTCGTGACAACAAGATAGATGTCTGGGCTGCACCGTGGGTGCAACTAGGACATTTTGGCAGCTACCTTTTTGAAGGTGGCCTCATTCCCGCACCGTAAGGACGCAACATGAAACTAGACGTAGAACCCAACGAAGCCCAATTCCTGCTGCAAGTATTGGGACAGCTCCCCACCCAGTCAGGAGCCTTCCCGCTGCTGCAGAAGCTCGCACAGCAAGTGCAAGCACAACAGCCTCAGCAGCCTCCTGCCGAGCCTACGGTGCAGTAATCAACGCTTCTGCGATCTCGCAGTGCGCGCAGTCTTCTTGCTGTCGATAAACGCCTGGCGGGTGGGGTAACCCTCCTGACCAGGCCGCTTGGGAGGCAGGCCAGCTTCCCGGCGCTTGTTGATGTTGTAGTACAGGCCACGCTTGGCAGGTGCAGTCATCGGCATTTCCATCTCCTCATGCTGGCTTTCGCACGCTCAGAGTTCTTGGAAGAAATCGTCCAGTGATCGGGCTTTTTTCCAGCGGGTTTAAAACGTTTGGGTGAATCTTTGCGTGCTCAGCGTAGTGCATCACACGCAAATTTTCAACACGATTGTCGCTGTGAATACCGTTGATGTGATCTACCTGCTCTTTAGGCTCTAGCCTTTTTATAAAGGCGTTTGCGACAAGCCTGTGCACAAGAAAACACTTGCACCGCTCTGTCCTTAGTCCACCATTCCTTAGCCTAACCTCGACGTACGGTTTAGTTCTGCCGTTATCTTTTTTAGGCGTAAGACGCATGATGCGCTCAGGCATCCATGTCTTACCACCACATTTTGCTCGTCTGAAACGACCAACCGAAAGCACACGACCAAGGCTACTTACCTGGTATTTGCCCTCGTATCCTTCAATGTCTCGCCATACTTCAGCGGCATTTCCATCGACGCATTGAGGCTCTTGCACGACTTCCCTTTGGACTGGCTTTTGCGATAGGAGCCATTCTCGCACAAAAGGATTTCTTCCTCGCAGCGTCTTTCTCGGTGCGTGGGTTGGGAGCAGGAGCCTTGAGGTTGCTGCCTGTCTCACGGTTGTACTTGGCTCTGCCCTTGGCTGTCAAGCCTGCACCCTGAGATACCGGCAACTTCTCGCCACGGCCTACGCTCAGGCTTGGATTGTCCTTGCTCATAAGAATGCAGCCTCCGCGACTCTGCGCCTGGTCAGACCCGGCAGTACCCTGCCTGCAGCCTTGTTCCACTTCACACACTCTTCCCGTGCACCAGCCCAGTCCTTGGCGTCTATACGCTTCTTAAACGTGCTGATGCGGTAGTTGCCTAGTCCACAGTTGTACACCCAAGATAAGACCGCTGCAAAGCGTCTGTCCGGCTCCTGAGCCAGACCGGGTGACATCTTCAGCACTCCTGCCGAGAAGTGTAGGAGGTGCTCTTCAAGGGCAGTCTGCGCCCTTTCCACCGTCCATACCGTACCCGGGTGTATATCTCTTCCAGTAGACCCCCAACCAATAGTCCAAGGATCAGCACCAGTACCAGGGTCAGGATAGGCAGTGCAATCACCATTTGGCAAACGTCTCGCATATCCCTCGAAAGGTTTGACGAAGACATCTGCACAGAGTCGGATGGCATCTGGGTTCACTTCTGGTATTTCTCTATGCTGCGGCCTACGAACCAGAAGGTCAGGCACATATTCAGCATGGCAAAGTCATCAGCATCCCACACACGGGTGATGACTTCTGTCCAGTGGCCACCCGTCTGGAAGGCCATGACGATGGCTGCAGCCTTGACAGCTGCGTACATAAAGAACAGCGCCCAGGTAATCCCAGGACGCACAAGAGCAGAGATGGCAGACACCACCCAGCCAGCTTCCTTAGCCGTCTGAGCCTGGTCTTTAAAGGCTTCCTTGATGGTGTCCAGCTGTTGGACGGAGAAGTCCACATACTTCTCTTCCATCTTGAACTGGCCGCGCATCTTCTCCAGGTCTGTCTGGAGGGTGAACATGGCCAGCTCATGCTTGCGCTCGTTGCCCTTGTCCAAGAACTTGAGCACCTCTGGAGCTAAACGGAAGAGGCCACCGAACAGGCTTCCGAGCAGTCCACCGCCAAGCATTTCAAACATAGTTACTCCCGGCTTGCGGTGACAGTATCGTCACCCTTGCTGACCGTTACCTTGTCTCCCTGCACAGTCACCTTCATGGGCTGCTCAGGCTTGTCCAGCCGGTCTAGCTTGTCGATAAGGGTCTGGATGACCTTGAACTCTGGCTTCTCCTGCTTCTCAGCAGTACCGGCAATGCCGTTCATCATGTTGATGAGAGCCACGAGTGCACCACCGATCATCGTCATCACAGCCGTGATGGCAGAGTCGGAGAGAAAGTAAGAAGAGCCAACCCCGATCAGGACGATCAAGGTGATGTAGAAGAGGCCAAACCTACCAATGCTCTTACCGGCAACTTCCTTGGCCGTCTCAGCGGGTCTAACCTCTTCCATGCTACATCCCAATCAGCTTCTTGACGAACATGGCTGCAACACCTGGGCCGAGAAGCACAGCCGCAATGGTGATGTACAGCAGGTATTCAATGCGGCTCATGCGCTTACTGCCATCCTCCAACCTGTTCTCAATGCCTTGATAGCGTTGAGCGCAGATTGCCTCATGAACCGACAAACGGGTTTCCACGGATTCTTCAGCCATGATTAACGAACTTGTACAGCCGTCATGATGACGGAGGGAATTGCAGGTGTCTGTGCAGTAGAGGCTTCGTGCTCAAGAATGATGTTCACGTTATCCGTGAACCATGCAATCTCAACGTAGTCGCCTGCAGCAACTGACACGATGAAGTTCCAAGCTGCCACTACATAAGGGGCGTTGGAAGGAACCACGATCTTGGTGTCTGAATTGGCAATGTTGCTGCCGTTCAGCTTGAACCAAATGTTGACGATATTTCCAGAGCCGCCACCACCCTTGTTGTGCAGCTGTGCAGAGAACTGGATGTTGTACGTCCCAGCATTGGCAAAAGTCATCTGACTCTTGGTGCTCTCAACACCAGTAGCCATTGACACCCCAGCTGCGTCTGCGGTGTTCTCCGCATACATCAGGTGTGGGGTGGTGCCGTCCGTCTGGTCTAGGGAACTGTAGAACGAGCCGTAGTAACCAGCAAACTGAGTTGTCTGGTTGACGGTCAAACCACCGGCAGTTCTAAGCGCCATGATTACATCCCGTCGCCAGGAGTAACGTTCACGACTGCAGTGCCAGATGCTGTTGCGCCTGTTAGGTAAATGTTGCCGTTAAGCGTGAATACCTCAACAGAATTTGGCATCAAGCTCAAAGTTGAGCCAACCACTGATGTGTTGGCCATCGTGGATGCACTACTGGCAGTGTCACCAAAGCCCATGTAGACCACGACATTGCCCGTGTTATGCACACGATACTGGGTGCCTCCAACCGTTGTGGACACGGCACGCACAGGCGTGGGCGCAGAGGCGGCAGCCGTGAAGGTCACCGTGTTCCCCATCGGGGTGAAGGCCATGATGCCCATGATTAGTACACCTTCTTGCCACCAGCCACAGCAGGAGACTGCTTGCGGTTGAAGTAGTCGTTAGGCTTGCCAGAGAAGTTCCACACAGGCGTGAAACCCTGCGTGCAGCTACCAGGCTTGAAGTCACCAGGTGCATTCATGGGCTTACCACCCATGTAGTTAGTGCTCACACTGCTGACAGTCACCACAGACTTAACCATCGGAATGATTTTCATGGCGAGTCCTTTCCTTAGAGTAAACCAGAAGATACGCGAAAAGCACAAATATCGCTAGAGTGACCACCCGCTCCCACTCCGGCCCCCACATCGTCCAACACCCGAGGGCGAAGGAAGTAAGGAGAGCTAGCAAGGTAAGCAGTCGCTCTGAGAGAACTTTTAGTGCCAGATTTAAGACTTTGATGGCGTCCATGATTGTTCCTGGTTAGAAAGGGAATAATCATGGTATCACCTCTACTCCTCATCGTCACCACTCATAAAGCCGCTGCCCCACTCGTCCATGTCAGCCTTCTGCTTGAGGGCTTCCAGTTTCAGAGCACG